CAGGGCGCTGGTGACGAGGATCTTGCGTGGCTCGGACATGGGGCTCGGCTACTTGATGAAACGGAGGTCGGCCACTATAAAGCGCCGGGAAATATATTTCACCCCGTGGCGCTGTTTCAGAATCCTGCGAACCTGCGAAAGCATGCCGCAACGCCGCTGGAACGGTTAGGATAGCCGCCTGTTTCAGTCAGTCTTTTTTCGGGAGTAGCCCATGAGCGCCGTCAATCGCGCAGCGGTGGAAGCCGTTCTTCGCCAGTACACCGACCCTTATTTGAACCAGGACCCGGTCAGTGCCGGCTGTGTGCGCGCCATCGAGGTCCAGGGCGACCAGGTCTCGGTCCAGATGCAGTTGGGCTATGCCGCCGGTTTGTTCAAGAGCGGCTGGGCCCAGATGCTGCAAATGGCCATCGAAGGCTTGGACGGCGTGGGTTCCGCCAAGGTCGACATTCAGTGCGTGATCGCGCCGCACAAGGCCCAGGCGCAGATCCCAGGCCTGGCCAACGTCAAGAACGTGGTCGCCGTGGCGTCTGGCAAGGGCGGCGTGGGTAAATCCACCACGGCGGCCAACCTGGCGCTGGCCCTGGCCCGCGAGGGCGCGCGCGTGGGTATTCTCGACGCGGATATCTACGGGCCGAGCCAAGGCGTGATGTTCGGCATCGCCGAAGGTACACGGCCGAAGGTCAAGGACCAGAAGTGGTTTGTGCCGATCGAATCCCTGGGCGTGGAAGTGATGTCCATGGCCTTTCTCACCGATGACAACACGCCGATGGTCTGGCGCGGGCCGATGGTGTCCGGTGCCTTGCTGCAACTGGTCACTCAGACCGCCTGGGGCGACCTGGACTACCTGGTGATCGACATGCCGCCAGGCACCGGTGATATCCAGCTGACTCTGGCGCAAAAGGTCCCGGTGGCCGGCTCGGTCATTGTCACCACGCCTCAGGACCTGGCGCTGCTCGATGCGAAGAAAGGCGTGGAGATGTTCCGCAAGGTCAACATCCCGGTGCTTGGCGTCGTGGAGAACATGGCGGTGCACATCTGTTCCAACTGCGGCCATGCCGAGCATTTGTTTGGCGAAGGGGGGGGCGAGAAGCTGGCGACCCAATACGGCGTCGAACTGCTGGCCTCGTTGCCGCTGTCGAGGGGGATTCGTGAGCAAGCCGATGGCGGCAAGCCCACGGTGGCGGCAGAGCCCGATGGCCAGATCGCCATGATCTATCAGGAACTGGCACGCCACGTAGGCGCGCGGATCGTGTTGCAGGAAGCGGCAAGCCCGGCGATGCCGACCATTTCCGTCAGCGACGACTGAGACGGTTGCGGGTAAAGGAGCCTCGACAGTGTCGGGGCTTTTTCTTGCCTGCTGATTGAGAAAGGGTGCCTGTTACGCTTTTACGCAATTGCTCGTGTAAGCATTCACTTACTTTCTCGTAAGTGTTTGGTTTTTTCTCCGTCCCATAGCGCCTAAAATTTCCTGGGTGATTTTCTATCTTCTTGAAAAATAACACTTATTTATAGATTCTTTGGCGCTGAAAGCTGGCAGTTGTCGGGTTAGATCCTGTTGAACTTACTTTGGAACTCTCTAAGATCAGCCCTGTGTCCACGGATTGACACAGCCATCAAGGAACGATGGTTAGAAGGAACGTCGCAGGATGCGATTCATCAGGATGATGAAAAGGAATACAGGGACTAGGGAAAAAATGTGGGCGGGTCATACCGCCCCTTTTTTTTGCCTGTAGAAAAGTGAAACTCTTCATCCAGAAACGCAAAAAGGCCCGCGAGGGGCCTTTTAGGGGGGCGACGCTATCAGCGTTCGAGGTCTGCAATCTTACCTTTCTTGCCATCCCACTCCGCTGCATCCGGCATCGGGTCTTTGCGCTCAGTGATATTCGGCCAGATTTCCGCCAGCTCGACGTTCAACTGAATAAATTCCTGCATCTCTGCCGGGACTTCGTCCTCGGAGAAAATAGCAACGGCCGGGCATTCCGGTTCACACAGGGCGCAATCGATGCACTCATCCGGGTGGATAACCAGGAAGTTCGGGCCTTCGTAGAAGCAGTCCACCGGACAGACTTCTACGCAGTCGGTGTACTTGCACTTGATGCAGTTGTCGGTGACGACGAAGGTCATTTCTAATTTTCTCCTCAGGCGGCGGCAGCGAAACCCTTTGTGGCAGGGCTCGCGAGGTTTGGGAGCGATAGTCTGCAGGCCAGGCTAAAAAGCCCGCAGCATCCCAAACCGCGCGAGAGTCTACCAGCTTGCAAGCGTCTGCGTTATATCCGAGTCTTAAGTGCATATAACATTTCGAGCGCTTTTCGAGGCGTCAAGTCGTCCAGGTCAAGTTTAGCCAACTCGTCCAGCACGGGGTGGGGCAGGCTGGCGAACAGGTCACTCTGATGTGGGGCACTGGCTTTGCTGCTGGTTTTCTTCGGGCTGGCCACCACGGTTTCGTGAGGCAAGGCCGTGGTTTCCAGGCGGCTGAGGTGTTCGCGGGCGCGCGTGATCACATCGTTCGGCACACCGGCCAACTGGGCCACGGCCAAGCCGTAACTCTGGCTGGCCGGCCCTGGCAGCACGTGGTGCAGGAACACGATGCGCTCGTTGTGCTCGGTGGCGTTCAGGTGCACGTTGGCGACCAGCGGCTCGCTTTCCGGCAGCACGGTGAGTTCGAAGTAGTGCGTGGCAAATAGCGTATAGGCGCGCAAATGCGCCAGTCGCTCCGCCGCCGCCCACGCCAGCGACAGGCCGTCGAAGGTGCTGGTGCCGCGGCCCACTTCGTCCATCAGCACCAGGCTGCGTTCAGTGGCGTTGTGCAGAATGTTGGCGGTCTCGCTCATTTCCACCATAAAGGTCGAACGGCCACCGGCCAGGTCATCGCTGGAACCGATCCGGGTGAAAATGCGGTCCACCAGTGACAGCTCGCAACTGGCTGCCGGCACAAAGCTGCCGATATGCGCCAGTAACACGATCAACGCGGTCTGGCGCATGTAGGTGGATTTACCGCCCATGTTCGGACCGGTGATGACCAGCATGCGGGTATCGTCGTCCAGCGACAGGTCGTTGGCGACGAACGGCGTGGTCAACACCTGCTCTACCACCGGGTGGCGACCTTGCACGATGCGCATGCACGGCTCGCTGACAAAGCGCGGGCAGTTCAGGTCAAGGTTCAGTGCGCGTTCGGCCAGGTTGCTCAGCACATCCAGTTCGGCCAGGGCGGCGGCGGTGTCCTGCAGCGGCGCCAACTGGCTGATCAGGTCTTCAAGCAGGTTTTCATAGAGCATCTTTTCCCGAGCCAGGGCGCGGCTCTTGGCCGACAGTGCCTTGTCTTCGAACGCTTTGAGTTCCGGGGTGATAAAGCGCTCGGCACCTTTGAGGGTTTGACGACGCTGATAATCGATCGGCGCCGACTCCGCCTGTTTGCTCGGCAACTCAATGAAGTAGCCATGCACGCGGTTGTAACCGACCTTCAAGTTGGCCAGGCCGGTTCGGGCTTTTTCGCGAGCTTCCAGATCGATCAGGAACTGCCCGGCGTTTTCGCTCAGGGATTGCAGTTCATCCAGCTCACTGTCGTAACCGGTCTTGAGTACGCCCCCATCACGAATGATTGCGGGTGGGTTGTCGATGATGGCTTTTTCCAGCAGTGCCGCCAGTTCCGGGTAGGTGCCAGCCGTGACCGCAAGTTGCTGCAGGTGCGGGGTATCCAACTCGGTCATCGCCGCTTGCAACTGCGGCAGGGCGCCAAGGGCATCGCGCAGGCGCGCCAGGTCACGAGGCCGCGCGTTACGCAGGCCGATCCGTGCCAGGATGCGCTCGATATCGCCGATTTCCTTCAGCTGTGGCTGAAGCTTTTCAAAGCGGTAGCCGTCCAGCAGACAGGTAATAGAAGACTGGCGCGCTTGCAGCACCGCCAGGTCACGCAGCGGACGGTTCAGCCATCGGGTCAGCAAGCGACTGCCCATGGCGGTCTGGCAACGGTCCACCACCGATTGCAGGGTGTTGTCGCGACCACCGGCCAGGTTGGTATCCAGCTCGAGGTTGCGACGGCTGGCGCCATCGAGCACCACGGTATCGTCCAGACGCTCATGACGCAGGCTGCGCAAGTGCGGCAGGGCAGTGCGCTGGGTTTCCTTGGCGTAGCCCAGCAGGCAGCCGGCGGCGCCGATGGCCAGGGTCAGGGTTTCGCAACCGAAGCCTTTAAGGTCCTGCACGGAGAACTGTTGGCAAAGACTTTTCAGCGCCGAGTCACGCTCGAAATCCCACGGCGCACGGCGCTTGGCCCCACGGCGTTTTTCCGCCGGCAGATCTTTTGGCCAATCATCCGGAATCAGCAACTCCACCGGATTGATGCGCTCCAGTTCCGCCAGCAGATTCTCCCAGCCCTTGATCTCCAGCACAGTGAAGTTGCCACTGGTGATATCGAGTACCGAAAGCCCGAACAGACGCTCATCGCCCAGCACGGCGGCGATCAGGTTGTCGCGACGCTCATCCAGCAGCGCCTCGTCACTCACCGTCCCCGGGGTAATAATGCGCACTACCTGACGTTCCACTGGCCCTTTGCTCGTGGCCGGATCGCCGATCTGCTCGCAGATCACCACCGACTCGCCCAGCTTCACCAGCTTGACCAGGTAACCTTCCAGCGAGTGGTAAGGAATCCCACACATAGGAATCGACTGTCCTGCCGACTGCCCGCGTGCGGTCAGGGTGATGTCCAGCAACTTGGCGGCCTTCTTCGCGTCTTCGTAGAAGATCTCGTAGAAGTCGCCCATGCGATAGAACATCAACTGATCAGGGTGCTGGTTTTTCAGGCGCCAGTACTGCTGCATCATCGGCGTATGGGAGGACAGATCGGACGTATTTTTACTCATTGGGTAGTAGGCAAATTCGTTGAAAGTGATGGGGCAAAGGGGGCGCTTGGCCCAGCATTTTTTGCGATGGCGGCAAGGTTAACACGCGAGGTCGGGGGTTCGCAGGTTGCGAACGGGGAGGTAGGCAGGCATGGCAAATGCATTAAATATGCAAATTAGCATTTGCCAACCCCAAAAACTCCCGTCACTATCCGCGTTATGCAAAAACGCAACGTTTCTATCGTCTTAAGAGAATTGCTCGACCGCGACCGGATCTCCCCCACGGAGCTTCACCGGCGTACCGGCGTGCCTCAATCCACACTGTCCCGGATCCTCAGCGGCAAGATCGTCGATCCGTCGGACAAGCACATCTCGCGCATCGCCGAGTACTTCCGCGTCAGCACCGACCATTTGCGCGGGCGCGCGGCAGTAGGGGCTTTGCGCGATGACGGGCGCGACCCGATGCATTCGGAACTCAAGGACATAAGCCTGTGGGACGACGACACCCCCGTGAATGACGACGAGGTGTCGATCCCTTTTCTGCGCGAGGTTGAATTGGCTGCTGGATCAGGAAGATTCGTCATCGAGGAAAGCGAGAAGGCCAGCCTGCGGTTCGGCAAGCGCAGCCTGCGGCATAACGGGGTGCAGTTTGACCAGGCCAAATGCGTGACGGTGCGCGGCAACAGTATGTTGCCGGTGCTGCGCGATGGCGCGACGGTCGGTGTGAATGCGGGTAAAAGCGCCATTGGTGATATCGTCGATGGCGACTTGTACGCCATCAATCACAATGGCCAGTTGCGCGTCAAACAGCTCTACCGCCTGCCTTCCGGGATTCGCCTGCGCAGCTTCAACCGCGATGAGCACCCGGATGAGGACTACAGCTTCCAGGATATCCAGGATGAACAGATCAGCATCCTCGGTCATGTGTTCTGGTGGGGCATGTACGCTCGTTAACGTTCTTCAGTAAGAAAAAGCCCGCCAACGTGCGGGCTTTTTTTCGCCTATCGAAAATCATCAAACCCACAGCCCACAAGGCCGGAAATGCATGAATGCATTTCAATCGGTAAAATAAATGCATTTGTGCATTGACTGTATATGCATACATGCATATTCTTCATCTCAAGCCAGCCAACAAGGCCTGGTGGAGGCGGCAAGGATGCTGCCAAGGAAGACAAGGAAGGCACGCAACATCGGCAAGGACGCCATCGAAGCGATGGCAGGGATGCCAGGCAACACCGGCAAGGATGCCGACGCTCTTTAGTTTTAACGCTTCAAAAAACAGGCAGCGATGAACCGGCCTTAACGGTTCAGAGGGTTGGCAACTGACCCGGGTGTGCAGCGTAAAGCACCAGAAGCAGTTATCCGGCAGACAGGGATCGTGGTCGGAAAAAACATTGAGGAAAGGACCGTACCGCGCCAGTAGCGCCGAAAGTCTGAGGACAGCATTACTGAAAAGCCCGGGCAACCGGGCTTTTTGGAATGCCTACCTATCGAAGCATCTGTAAATGAAATATGGATTATTAATTTCTCAGCCAGGAGGCGTGACATGACAAATGAACAGCAAGCGTTAGCGGAAATGCCTATCTGGCTGGTCATCGTACTGGCAGTGATCGGCGGCGTATCCGGCGAGATGTGGCGGGCCGACAAGGAGGGCGCCCGCGGTTGGTCGTTGATTCGTCGGCTGGCCCTGCGTTCCGGGGCGTGCATGGTCTGCGGGGTTTCGGCCCTGATGCTGTGCTACGCAGCGGGGATGTCGATCTGGACCGCCGGCGCCATTGGTTGCCTGACCGCCATGGCCGGTGCCGACGTGGCTATCGGCCTTTATGAGCGGTGGGCGGCCAAGCGCATCGGGATCAACCAAGGCTCCCGCCAGGACCCGCAGTAATTGTTGCAAGGACGCTACTTAAAATGACGCTTATCGAAAAGCCATCCCAACTGCCCCAGGCCGTGGCCGCTGCGCTGCATGCAGCCTTCCCGGACCTCAAGGTCGGCAGTCATCAGGACTTCCAGGGCGACGCCGAAAAAACCGGTGTGCAGGTCACGGTCGAAGGCAACGGCCCGGGTATTCGCTCTCGCGAAGGGCGCAAGGCCCACGTGCTGAGCATTTCACTCAGGGCCATGGTCGCTCCCGGTGCATTGGCGTTCGATGCCTGTGACCTGGCCAGCCAACTCATGGACCTGGTGTTGGATAACCGTTGGAACCTGCCCACGACACAATGCGATTTGCCCGCCAATATCGTCGCCGCTCCGGCTGTGCGTAGCACCCTTGATGCGGACTACGACACTTGGACGGTTTCCTTCACTCAGACCCTCTATCTGGGGCCGTCGTTACTTGAAGATCCTCCAGGCCAGCCGCTATTTGCCTGTACCTGGGACGTCTCCAACATCGACGACCCAACCCAATACCAGCCACTGGCGGAGTAGCCCATGTTCGACGCGCTGTTACGCATGCAATTGGGACCGATCGTCGAACGCCTGGCCGAGATGGAGTCCCAGCTCGAAGACCTCTACCGCCGCGCCGAGAGCTTTTGTCGGATCGGCATTTGCCAGCAGGTCGACGCGGCCAGCAACACCTGCAAGGTCAGCCACGGTGACTTGCTCACCCCGGCGATCCGTTTTTTCAACCCCAGTGCCGGTGCGCAAACGGAAACCCGCATTCCCACGGTGGGTGAGCAATGCCTGCTGCTCAACTACGGCGGGGGGGAGGGCGGGGTGCAGTCTGTGGCGCTGTTCGGTCTCAACAGTGATCGCTTCCCGCCGCTCTCCAGCGTGGCAACGCTCACCCGGCGCCGCCATCAAGACGGCACCCAAAGCGACTACGACGACGCCAGCCACACCTTCAACTGGGTCAACGGCCCGACCAGCTTCAGCGGTTCCCGCGAACAAGTTGACGTCAAAGTCGGCGCCGCCAGCCTGACCCTCAACGCCCAGGGCATCACCCTGCAAATCGGCGGTACCAGCCTGTTGCTGGATGCCGGCGGCACGCACTTCAGCGGCCCGGTGGTGGACCATCAAGGACGCGTCATCAGCCCCCGATAAGGACATCCCATGATCGGAATCGATAGGAGCACCGGGGCAGCCGTCGATGACTGGCTGCAATTTGTGCAGCGCGCCACCCGGGCGCTGACCACGCCTGTGGGCACTCGGCAAAAACGCCCGCTGTACGGCTCGCTGATCCCGCAGTTACTCGGCCAGAACCTGGGCGACGACTTGCTGATCCTCGCCCAAAGCCACGCCGCCCAAGCGTTCTACAACATCCATAACGGCATTGGCGACTTTGACCCTCAGGTCATTAAGGTGGATGAGTTCGAACCGTTGCTGGCCGAATTCAAAGCGTTTGTCATCGACTATGTCGCCACCCGCGCGCCGCAAAGCGCAGCCAAACTCCAGGTCAGCCTCGATAACGAGAGCGAACTGCTGACCCTGGCCCTGGAGGCTTTTTGCGTGCGTCTGCAAACCCACGAACGCAAATACAACGCCCGCATCAAGCAGATGCTGGCGTGGTGGGCAACCGGCAGTAACCTGGATGCACGCCTGGCCGATATGGGCCTGGAACGCCAAATGCTCGACCCTGGCGACCCGGCCGCGTTCCCGCCGGTGCCGCCAACCCTGGAAAGCGACGACGACGCTCGCCTGCGTTACTACTTGGCCCCCCACGCGCCGGCAGCGGGATCACGCATGCAGTATCGCCGCGAAGTGTTCACCCTCGGCGAGCGCCCGGCGGTGAAAGTACAGAGCGCGACGCCGGGTGTCGTGACGGTCACCTACACCTTCGACCCGGACGGCTATGCGGCCCAGATCAAGGACGGCAATGCTCGACGCACCGCACCGGGGGAAGTCATGGTCACCGTGCTTTCCAGGGAGGGTGACGGTACGCCATCTGCCGACTTGCTTGACGGTGTACGTCGACATTTCGCACGGCCGGATGTACGGCCCGAAACCGATCTTGTCAGCGTCCAGGGCGCACAGATTCAGCCCTACAAAATTCGCGTGGTGGCCAAGATCAACGCCGGCCCGGACTCGGGCCTGACCCAAGTGGCGGCGCAGAAACTGCTGCAAGATTACGCAGAGTCCTGCCACCGCCTGGAAGGGCGGGTGGACCCCAGCTGGATCGACTACGCCATCCACAGCGCCGGCGCTGCGCAACTGCAAATCCTCGAACCGCTGGCGCCGATTGTCAGCACCGCGTTCCAGGCCCCGCATTGCACGGGCGTCGAGGTGGAGGTGCGCACGCTATGAGTGAACCCAAAGCGAGTTTGCTGCCCGCCAACAGCTCACCGCTGGAAAAGGCGTTGGACCTGGGCTTCGGCACATTGCTTGAGCGCGTCACGCCGCCGTTTCCGGCACTGATGAACCCGCTGCACACCCCCAGCGAATTCCTGCCTTACCTGGCCGCAGACCGTGGCGTCAGCGAATGGGATGCCGAGGCCAGCGAGGCGGAAAAACGCCTGACCGTGGCCTTGTCCTGGCAGATCCAGCGCCAGGCCGGCACACCCAAGGCGCTGA